CCGAGGAGTTTCCCCCTATTGCAAAATAGGACATTTCGGGACATCAGAAGAACCCAGTTGCACGTTTTACAGGACACAAATAGGACACAAAATAGGACACCTAAAGAAAAAAGTCAGAGGCTTAAGCCTCTGACCTGCGGTTTCGTGGTCGGGTGGACTGGATTCGAACCAGCGACCCCTTGACCCCCAGTCATGAAGAGCATTTTCAAACAAGCTGTCTACCTGCTGATATGTACACAATACATTCCTGATTGGACTTGTGGCGTTCCTCAGTGTTTCTGAGTGTTGCAGGTACTTGCAGTATAAAAAATATTATTAAATGACTTCTTCGCCACTGCGACGATAATGACCGTCAGCGCAAATGGGAGCACCGCTGCGCACAGCAGTACCCCCACGATGTCGGCTACGAACCAGCGCGCGCCATCTCTCATAACAGCTCGTTCACGCGCTTCTGAACGGCGGCGTAGTCATATCCGGCCGCCTGCAGGCGTTGCTTGCGCTGCGGGTTGTTCCCCCACTTTCCGGCGATGACCTCGCGGGCGATGGTGTCGACGGACTTGCGGCCGCCGTTGTTGACGAGTGCCTGCACGGAGTCATAGCGACCGCCGAGAAGGCGCTTCCTGGTTTCCCCGTTTCCGAACTTCCCGGCAAGTACGTCGTTCGCGAGGTCGGGTGTGCTTGCGGTGGCGGCTCGGTTGATGAGGGCCTGGACCTCGTCGTATCGGGCACCGAGGCGACTCTTGCGCTCGTTTCCGTTGCCGTAGTCCCCATTCAGCGTCGCGACGGCGAGGTCGAGCGTCGATCCCTGCGGTGACGATACCTGCTGCGGAGCGGACGGTGCAGGAGCTCCCGCTCCCGGATTCGCGTACTTGCCCCAGGCGTCCGCGTCCATGTAGGCGATGTTCTTGTCGAGCCCATTGCTCGACGAGTACTGATGGATCGCGGGGCTTCCCCATGCGCCCCAGTTGTACTTCGCGGTACCTGGGTTTTCGTAGGATGACCCGGATGGATATCCGGCTCCCCACAGGCCGTAGTCCTTCGAGACCTCGGACCAGTCGTACTCGTGGGTAACGGACGCTGACATGTAGATGAGAGGCCTGACGCCGGTGAGCTCGTAGACCTTGTCAAGCCATTGCTTGGCGTAGGAAGGTCCCCACTTTATGACGGCCCCACCATATGTGCTGTCCTCCCAGTCGAGGACCGGAATTCCCGACTTGAAGTATCCCCTGCAGTTGTCGACGAAGTACTGCGCCTGTGCGGACATGCTCGACTTTGCGGGAGAGTTGGCAAAATGGTAGAAGCCCCAAAGGATTCCTGAGCTCTTACACTGCTGGACGAATCCGTCGCAGGACTTGTCGACGAACCTGGTCCCATCCGTCGCCTTCATGATCGCGAACTTAGCACCCGTGCCGGCGATGTTGAGCCCTGACTGGTAGTTGCTGATGTCGATGCCAAACATGCTCATGGTCCACTCCTATCCCTTGCGCGGCTCGTCATAACCCATGGCCTGCCCGGAGTCGCCGACCCCGTCAGTGGTCGGGTCGACGACCACTCCCAGGATCGCTAGGACGGCGAAGGCCGCATTTACGACGGCAACGAGCTCCTGGGACACGCTCGTGTAGTCCCATGTCACTCCAAAGCAGGCCAGCACAGACTGCACGAGAATCAGCGCGGCCGGCACGATTGCCACCCAGAAGCTCTTGTTCTTTACACGTACACGCCAGTTAATCATCCGTTCCTCCAGCCTTGATTTCTCTTATCTCTTGCTCGTTGAGCCTCTCTTGCTCCTCGAGCTTGAAAACCCTCTCGATGACGCCGTTGTGACGCTGCACGCGCTCTGAGAGCGTCTCCACCTTCTCGTCGAGGACTGCGAGCTTGATGTCTATGTCAGAGAGCCTCCTGGCCATCTCGTCGTCCTTCGCGTCCTTGTCCTTTGAGAGTGTGTGGGACGTCGCGACGATGGCCAGGACACAGCTTGCCGCCGATATCAGAGCCGTGACGACCCACGGCTCTATGGCCACTAGGACTCCTCCACAGGATCTTCTGCGTTTCCGGATACGATGAGATCGTACTCGGCGTTGGTTATGCGTCCCTTGTCTCGGACGTTTGCCAGCATCTCCTCTGACCAGCGCCCTGACTTGAAGTTGCGACGGGCGATCTCGTACCACTTACTGTGCGTCATCAATCGTCACCTCTCCCGGGGTCTCATCGTCGCCTTCCGGCATATCGACGTCCGCCATGCATGCTACGTAGTCGATGAGGCCGTCCTGCTTCGCCTGCTGAGCCTCGAAGCGCTCCATGGCACGGCTCACGGCAGGGTCATCCACGTGCCTGATCTCCATCAGATCCTCCAAAGTCCGTCGTAGTACCTTTCCATCTGCAGGGCACAGCCGTCGCCCGTGCACTCGCGCCGCGCGTAGCCTATCCAGCTCGCGGCCGCCATGTCGCACGTCTCGCGCGGCAACTCTCCACGCGTGGCCTTGGATACCATGCGGGCGAGCCTGCGCCGCTCCTCGCGCACCTTCTCGGGCCTCATGCGCCTGATGACGCGGCCAGACTCCGTGAGCTGGAAGGTGAGCCCCAGGAACGGTATGCGCTGCCCGAGCTGAATGACGCGCGTCTTGCGCGCGTTGAGCTCCAGGCCGCGGGTGCCTAGCCAGCGTGAGATCTCGGCGCGCCACACCGCGAGCTGGCTGCGTTCACCGATGAGCAGCATGTCGTCCATGTACCTCACGTAGCAGCGCACGCCGAGCCCCTCCTTTATGAGGTGGTCGAGCGGGTCCAGGGTGCAGATCCCGACGAGCTGCACGAGCTGGGATCCAGGTGCGAAGCCGATCTCACCGGCATACTGGGTCGTTAGGATCTCTTCCACCCTGCGGTACGACTCTCTGCAGAGCTTGCGCTCGAACGGGGCGAGCGCCACGTCGTGGCGGAGGTGCGCGTAGTATCCATGGACGTCGAGCTCCATGACGGCTCCGTCCAGGCCGTGGTGGTGCCACCACCTCCTGAGGTCGCGGTCGACGAGGTCACGCGCGAAGTCCGTCCCCTTTCCCTCCTGGCAGGCGCAGTTCTCGCGCACGAGACTCCTGGTCATCACCGGGTATATGGCGTTGTCCACGAGGCTTCGCTGGTAGACGCGGTCGCGTATGCCGATCGAGACGATCTCGCGCCGCTTCGGGTGCGTGATCGAGAAGTGCCTTGGCGGTGACGGGCGGTAAGAGCCGTCCCTGAGCGACCGGGAGAGGCGCACGCACCTCTCCCATCCGTCGAGCGACCATGCGGACACGCTCGCCTTCCACATGGTCCCGCGCTGGCAGGCGATGAGCGCCTCGTGGAGCCCCTCCGGTGACAGCGCGTATTCAAGCATGTCCTCGCCGCTGATAGGTCCCATGGCCCGCAGGCCGGTGCCGTCGGCGGGGCTCGTTTCCCCGATGCGTCCCATCGGGCGGGGTATCGGCTCCCTGCGGGGGCTCTCGCACGCTTCGCTTCCCATGCTTGCCCTTCCCAGTCGGGGGCGGCGCACACGCCGGCATTGTTCGCGTTCGTGTTGTTGACGTTGCCGCTCGAGTTCACGTATCCGACGTTGTTCGAGTTGTTCACCCAGCGGTTGGCCGAGCGCAGCCAAACGTTGCGCGCCTGTGCAGCCTAGCCCCGAGGCGAGAGGCGGTTCCTGTCCGCCTCGTGCCATCTCTTTATCAGGTCCTTCGTGTCGGTCGCAAGCTCAGACCACTTTGCGAGCTTGGGTCGCGACTTTGGGAAGACCTCGTACATCATCTGCATCTCGAACAGGAGCTCGTCGCAGTCCAAGATGGCGTCGCTCTGCAGCCGCAGCCTCTCGGCGGGAGCCCAGTCAGGGCATCCCCTTCCGACGTAGGTTCCGTTGGCGCGCCATACCTTCCTGGCGCAGTCCCATGCGGCGCCCATGATGCGGTTGGTGATCGCCTTGTACCGTCCCGGGAAGGTCTCCGTGTTTCCGCATACGGTCGCCGTGTAAGTCGCGAGCTCCCGCGCCTTGACGAAGACCTCGAGCCTGTTATCTCCGCGCTGGCTCACCGGGACGGACATTCGGGCCTCCTTGCGGTAGCGCCGTGCGATGGTTCGCACGGCGATTGTCTTCGATCAGACCATGATGCAGGCGGGGGCGGCGCACACGCCGGCATCGTACGCGCTCGTGCTGTGGACGCGGCCGCTCGAGCTCACGTATCCGACGCCGCCCGAGTTGCCCACCCAGCGGTAGGCCGAGCGCAGCCAAACGCCGCGCGCCTGTGACGTATTGTCGGCGTCGTAGGTGATGAGCTCCGGATAGGTGCTCCACCCGTCCCATGCGGACGTGCGTCCGCTTGCCTTGGCGAGCGCGAGCCAGTAGTCCCACGTCTCTCCCTCTGAGGAATATCCCTGGGCCGTGCCCGAGAGGTAGTTGGAGAGGTAGTGCTGGCGCAGCGACGGAGGGAAGAAGCGGTCGTAGGTGTCAATGACGGCGCCCTTCTGCAGGCTGTTTGGGTGGCTCTCAGTCTTTACCAGGACCTGCCCGACGCCGGCCATGAAGTCTGAGTCGAGGCCTGCCAGGAAGCCTGCCTTGGTGGCTGCGAGGTGGTGCGGGCGCTGCCAGCGCGTCGTCTGGCTCTGCCAGGATCCGGCGGGGGCGGCGCTGTTGAGCCATTGCCTGAGGGCGCTCTCAGACCAGTCGTTCGATCCGTAGGTCGCACGCGGGATTGCGTTGAAGTTCCCCTCCGCCGTGTATGACAGTGTCCCGAGGTTCGTGCCCCCGGTCCCGCTCGTGATTGGCACCGACTCTATGGCCGCTGACCCGAACTGTGCGTAGGTCTGCACGCCCATCGTCGTGAGCTTTGATCCGTAGGGGTCGCCAGAGAAGACGAGCTGCCCCCTCGCGGGGACCTCCTTGGTCGTGGTGAACTGGAAGCTTCGAGTGCCGGTCGTGGCCCACTCTCCAGAGGTCCCCCATGAGGTCGAGACGTTTGCCGAGAAGTTGTAGGTGCCGGCAGGCAGCGCTGCGTCCTGGCTGTAGAATGCCTGCTTCGCGTCGAAGGCGATCTGGAGCGGCACCGCGCGGTGGGCCTGGAGCACCATGCCTGGAACCTTGGAACCGTCCGCGAGCGTGACCAGCGGGTGGTCGGCGTCGCGGCCGTCAAGGTGGCTCATGACGTCCCATGGTATCGTGTGCTTGGTCTCTCCGTCCGTCCATGTGCTTGGAATCTGGTCGCCGACCTTGAGGTAGTCCGAAGCCCTGCCTGAGGAGATGAGTGAGTGGAGCTGGGAGTGCGACAGCTCGGTCACCTTTGGCACCTGCATGCCAGAGATAACCTTGAGCTGGTCGCGGATGTCGAGGAGTATCTGGTTCCTCGTCCCCTGGTTCTCCCGTGTGGGGAAGTTGTAAGTCTCTGCCATCTAGGCTCCCCTCTCTACGACAACCTGCGGTGTCGCGTTTCCGTCCGAATCCTTACCAATCTGCAGGTAGACCCCTGTGGCGTCCTGTTTCTTCGCCAGCTCTCCACGGAGCTCTTCGATGCTGGCCGAGAGCTGCTCGAAGGGCGTCGGCGTGGGGCTGGTACCCTGCGCCGCCATCCCGTAGCAGCCCTTTGAGACCGTTCCGGCCTCCGCGAGCTGCGTCACGCGCCGCGCTCCGTGCGAGTCGGTACCGTAGCAGCCCACGAGGAGGGCGCCGGGGTCGGCCAGCGTCTCCCATGGCACCTTTGCAGTCCCGTCAGGGCCTGGCGTTACCTCGACCTCCTTTCCCGAAGCGGCGTTGCGGAAGACGAGTGTCCGCGAGAAGCCCGACCAACCGGAGCCGGCGTCCGGGTCGACCTCTACCTGGCACGTGTAGACGAGGGATGATCCAGACACCAGCGACGGCTCGCGCTCCGTCACGCGTATCCCGTAGTCAGTGAGCAGTACCTTCATCAATTCTCCCATCCGAGCACTCGCACGATGCGGAGCACGTTTCCGGTGCCGGATGACGCCCCAAGGGCGTACTCGCCGCCCCATCCGGCCTCTGTGGTGATGTCCGTACCGCTTATCCGCACCTTCAGGCACTTGAGATATAGGGCAGTTGAGTTGCGCTGGAAGCCCCACAGTCCGACAGTCTTGCCGTCCGGGTCCGGAACGTACTGGCTGTAGTACGTTCCGTCGTTGTCCTGGTACACGATGAGCATGGCCACCAGGTCGGCAGCGCTCCTGCTCATGCCAGTGATCCCCCCGCCGAAGTTCGACTCGGCGTTGACCCATATCTCCTCCCCGAGCATGAGAGAGTCCAGCGCGCGGTAGAGCGAGCACGTGTCGTACCTGACGTGCGACGTGCGTGTGTCTATCGCTGAAATAGAAACGTACGGGCCGTCCACGACCCGGGAAGATCCGTATCCCTTCCCTGCGCCTATTGAGAAATTTCCGTTGATGTCCTGCACGCCATCCGTGTAGTGCGAGGCGTGCATGCTTATGTAGCTCGAAGACCCGTCCTTGCCGCAGCTAACGTCGGCGAGGTCGAGCGTGACATCTCGCGTCGTCCCGTCATCATCTGTGACCTGTCCGCCGTCCTGCTGGACGCGCAGCGCCGCTATGGTTCTCGCGAGCACCGCGGCGTTTGCGCTCTGCATCGTGAGGTACGTGTTGCCGTTGATGATCCTCTGGCAAACCTCCCCAAGGTCGTCGCAGAACTTTATGACTGCCTCGCTCGAGTTCTTCCCGAGCTCGATTACGGTCTTCGAGAAGCTCGCGAGCACCTCGAGGGCATCTCTGACGTACACCGCGTCAGAGTCGACGTAGACGTTGTTCCCAGATGGGTTTCCGACGGTTACGCGCGATGCGTACACTGGCGCCGAGCACACCTGCCATGATGAGCCGTCGTACACGAACGCGACGGCTGTCCCTGCCACCCAGTAGGCGTAGTCCGTACCGTTAGTCATGATCGGCTTTGCTGGAGTCGTCGACGACCCATCCGCGCTCCTGACCGCAAGCGTCGGTGACGCGGCGACATTTGCTGCGCTGAAGACGACCGACACGGACGCGCCGGCCGAGAGTTCGATTGACCCTGCCTGGAGCGTTGCTACCTTTGCGGCAACGTCCTGCGCCGTCGAGGAGGACGCCACGAGCATGCGGCCGTCCTTGCCGTCTGCCCCGGGTGCCCCGTCCTTTCCGGGGGTTCCGTCCTTGCCAGGGGCGCCAGGGTCGCCCTTCGCGCCCCTTATCTCGCTCCATCCGTAGTCAGACGGATTCGTGCTGTCGAGCGGGTCGAAGTCGGTGCGCGTCCCGAGGTGGGTCGCGCCCTCGAAGGCGGTGGTTGAGAAGTTCGACCTTCCGTCGCCGCTGGTGGAGTAGGCGAAGTGCACGTAGCTCGTCTTTCCGTCAGCCCCTGGGGCGCCTGGGATGCCATCCGACCCGTCCTCCCCGCGGAAGCGGCTCCATGTGTAGGAGGACGCCGAGGCTGGGTCCTTCGGGTCGTGCGACGTGCACCATCCGATGTAGACGTCCGGCGTCTCGGTGATCTGTGAGTCGGTGGGGTCTGCGACCGGCGAGTACTTCACGTGGACGTATGCGCTCTCCCCGGGTGCCCCGTCCTTTCCGGGGGTTCCGTCCTTGCCAGGGGTGCCACGGTCGCCCGGGGTTCCGGGGATGCCGCGCTCACCGCGCGCGCCGGTGATGCAGACCGGGGCCGCATGTGTCGTCGATCCTCCCCTCGTCGTGGACGTGCGCATCCACATGTACTTCCCGTCGACCCAGGACGGGGCACTCTCGGACCACGCGGCATCGTCTCCTGGCGACGTGGTCGGGCTGTCGGTCTGCACGAACTCGTATGACTCCGACTCTACCTTTGCTGCGAGCTCGTCCCTTGTGCGGTCGCCTCCGCCGATGACGCCTGTGACGATGGGTGTCTTGCTTGCGCCGTCAGGTCCGTAGAGCGAAACGATCACGCGGTCGCCCTCGCGCACGTCCTGGCTCGTGGCGACGGGGACGCCCTGCGAGCCGTCGCCCGACACGACGTCTCCGCCGACGTCGACGTACACGACTCCGGCCGCCGAGTCCGTCCGTGCGGTGCCCATGGTAGCGCTCGCAACCGGGCGCCTTCCAGCAGCCTCCTCAGCCCTCGGGTCTGAGCGGAAGGCCCTGGCGAGCTCGAGCCTGCTTATCGCCATTGCTACACCTCCTTCAGGGTGAGCGCGACCGTCATCCCGCCCAGGTCGACGTCGACGTCCTTGGCTAGGCACCTGGTGGCCTCGCCTCCGTCCTGCCAGAGCACGATGTCTCCCTGGTGGACCGGGAAGTACATGCACTTGACCGTCCTCTCGGCTGTGCCTGCCGAGTCGGCGGCCAGGTACTGGTCGGCGAGTCGCTGTGCCTGCCAATTGGTGGCCGGGCTCATCTCCGTCACCGAGTGCTGGGCCGCCACGGTGTAGCCGCGCGATGCTGCCGAATATCGGGATGACGGAGAGACGTCCGAGGACGCTGATATCTCCGTGTCTCCGTCCTTGTAGATGACGACGGCGCGCGAGGCCACCTTGCCGACCTCCTCGCTCCATCCGACGCCCTCGTCCAGGACGATGGTCCTCGGGTCCCTCGGGTCGAGCACCCAGTCGGGCTCCCGTCTCGATGGCTCGACGTACGGGCCCATCACTATCCTGCCGTGGCCGTCAACCGAGAGGCGGTTTCCCGCCGTGGCGCACACGTCGAAGAGGTCGGAGAGGAAGGTGTCACCGAGCTCGTATACGACCGTCGAGGCGTAGCGGTGGGAGTAGGAGCCGGCGAGGACAACCCCGTCCTTCTCGACCGTCTGGCATATCCTCGAGAAGGCGTCTGTCGTCTGCGCCCCCTGTCCGATGGTGAAGTGGCTAGCCAGCGTGTCCTTCGATATCGACCAGAGGACGCTCTGCAGGTCGAGGTCGAGCGTGGTCCCGCCTGAGCGCTCGGTCCGCGCGACCTTGCTGGGTATGAGCGTCGCTAGCTCCTCGCGGTATGAGTATCCTGGGCACTCGTGGACAATCCTCACCCACGAGCCGTCAAGCCACGATCCTGTGTCGAGCACCCTGAGCGAGCCGGAGACGCGATGGTCGGTGTAGTAGCCCTCGGTGATCGAGCAGCCGTCGAGGATGACGTCTGGCAGCTCTCCGCGCACGGTGTCGAGCGAGTGCGGGTCGACCATGAGCGCATGGATCCTGTCCACGCGCCCACCGTCGCGCCACATCGACATGTCCCTCACAGCGACTCCTCCTCCTGCTTGACGGTCGCCTCGGTGCGGTTCCTGATCCCGATGGGCTTCGAGACCTCCAGGACGGCCACGTGGTGCCTGCCGCCCCTGGGGTCGCGGAACGTGGCGTGGTGGGCGCCCTTGAGCTCCTCGAGAGCTTCGCGCGTGGCCCATGGCCTCTCGCCGTCCTCCAGGACGACTCCGGAGACAGTGAGGTCGCGCACCTCGGTCTCGCCGAACGTGTAGGTCGGGTACTGCCTTCCGGTGGTGATGTGGCGCTCGTACTGGGGCTGGCCGGTGTCAGACATGGTCGGGGCCTGGCCGAGCCCGAGGTGGAGCACGCACGCCCTCGCGCCAAGCTCTTCGTCATCCCAGTTCCACACGTAGCCCGGCTCGTCGATCCCGCTCACGCGGTCGACGTTCGTTCCCCAGAGGTCGCCTGACCTTGACGCCATGCAGACGTCGAAGGGCTCGTTGAGGGGAGGCGTGACCTCGAACGTCCTGCTGCCCGGAGCCTGGGAGACCTGCGGGCACTCTTCCATTCCGTTGCCGGTCATCATCCACACGCGGTCCGTGGCGTGGGCCGGCAGCGTCACGAGCAGGGTGTCCCTGTCCGTGAGCATGTAGGCAGGCACCACGGATATGCCGTGGCTCTGGTCCCAGCTCATGGACGCAGCGGCCGTGATTGTGACCGTCGCCGAGTCGGTGCGCACCCTGAGGCTGACGGTCACCCTGTCGCCGTCCGGTGGCACGGCCGAGAGGTAGGAGATTGGCACCTCGAGCGTCCCCGAGCCTGGCATCGCGGTCGCCGTGTACTGCTGTGAGAGCACCTGCGTCACGTTGCCGTAGCGGTCGGTGCTCGTAGCGGAAAGCACGGTGATCGTGTTGCCTCCGCGTGCCCAGTCGCTGGCGTAGGAGAGGACGAGCCCGTCCGGTGACCATCCAACGGCCGATACCGTGACGGTGGGCGTCCACGCGAGCGAGCAGACGAGTGCGCGAGAGTGGCCGTGCGAGTAGAGGCCATCGAGGTCTCCGTACCCGCTGGAGAATCGTCGCACCTCAACCTCGACCCGAACGAGGTCGTAGGTGGAGTTGTCGACCGCTGGCAGCGCCATGGCCGGCCCCACCTTCGTGGGCAGGTCCTCCGTCGTGACGTTTGGCCTCCAGGTGGTGCCCCACCCACCGTTTGCGGTGGACCCGTCGGCCATGGAGTGCCACGCCCCCATGGCTGGCATCGTCCGTCCGACGCGCCTCGCGGCGTAGCGGTAGCGGGCCTGCCACGACGTCCCGGCGCACGACCAGAGCGCCTCCCACGAGGATGCTCCGCGCGCCGGCTGAGAGGCAGATGGCTGACTTGAGCTCCCGGCCGGGCGCAGCCCAAGCAGGGATGGCACCGGAAGCGCCGCGTCGGTCGCCTCTGCTGGCTCGAAGAGGAAGTCCTGGGCGGCCGTGTCGTTCTTCTCCCAGATCCTGAGGTTGGTCCCTGGCGTGGTCCTGCCGCAGCATACGTCCAGGCAGAGGGTGGCGCCGGATGCGGCTACGTTGTGGAGCGTGTAGCATGGCATGATGGTGCCGTTGAGCGTTGCCGTGCCGTGCGGGGTGACGACCCAGTACTGGTCCGTCCCACCGTCGTCGGTGGACTGGACGACGTTGTCTCCCGAGACGGCAGAGCTCAGCCGGTTGGCTACCTCCAGGAGCTGCATTGAGTGGCAGAAGGCGAGCTTCGCCTGGCCCGTCCTCGCGTACTCGTTGACCCAGACCACCTGGTTGTTTCCCGAGTCCGGTCCCGATCCGATGTGCTCGCCAGAGATCATGACGTTTGCTCCGGCCGCGTGGCTCGACCCGTCCACGTCGATCGCGAGGCTCGTGTCGACCTTTGGCCGCACGACGTAGGTCCCCACGGGGATGGGCTCCATGGGCACGAAGATCCACATCTGGTCGGTCGAGATGCCCTCGTCCTCCGAGATGCAGAGGTTCTGGCCCGAGTGCGGGGTGCCGGTTCCGTCGGCCTCGAGCAGATACCTGGTCGAAGCTGCGTAGGTGCTCGAGCACCAGATCTTGTAGACCTGTCGCGACGACCCCTGGTACGTCTCGGTCCTGCCCTCGACCGGCTGTATGATCCACTGCTGCGCCGCGGTGTCGTTCGCCTGGTACTGCTGCACGTTGTTGCCGTGCGCGAAGCGGCCGTTGGCAACGTCCACGCACTTGCCGGTCGCGGCGAAGCACAGCTGCCTCGTGCCGTCTGCCCTCGTCCAGACCCTCAGGAGCTGGGCGTCCGTGTCGTTGCGCGTGAAGAGCTGCACGTTCGCGTTGTTGCCGTCCGTGGCCCCGCACGAGTCGAGCGCGAGTGACGTGTTCCCCAGGTTCAGGACGACGTAGGTGCCGTCCTCTACCGTCGGACTAGACACTTACCATCACCCCAAGCCTCTGCATGTCCAGCACGAAGTCCTGGATCCTCTCGTCTATGGCGTCCGAGTCGTTGACGCGGGTGCCGTTGAAGTTGAGCACGTAGGTAGTCCCTCCGGATTCCTGCCCGAAGGCGGCGCCCGCAAGGGCCTTGGCCCACGGCTTTATGTTTCCGTTGGTGTAGGGCACGATGGCCTCCGCCCCGCTCTCGCCCATGAGGGCAGCGTGCCGCACGATGCCGCCCTTGGCGTAGACGTCAACGCCGATGTGCGGCACGCTGAAGTGGGCCGGGTCGAGGTTGAAGCTACCCGACACCGTGATGTGCGGCACGGGGATGTGGGGCCACGATATCCTGAGCCCGCGGAAGAACCCCGCTATCGCGTTGAGGCCGTCGGAGACGGTGTTCCGCGCGCCGTCCATCGGCCCCCTGATCGCGTTGGCCACTCCCTGGAATATCCCGGAGACGACGCCTGTGATCCCGTTGAGGATGGAGCGGAACGCCCCGGCGATTCCGTTGAGGATGCCGGTAACCGTGCCCGTGAGCGCGTTGAGGATGCCGGCCACGATCTGCGACATGCCGCTCATCGCGGTCTGTGCCCCCTCGGCCGCCATCGACCAGTCTCCGGTGAAGACGCCCACGAAGACGCCTATCACCGCCTCTATGGTCCCCACCACGGCCTGCACGATGCCTCCTATGGCCTGGATGGCGCCGGATATGACGGAGCCGGCAATGGAGAAGGCGGTCGCGAAGCTGTTCACGGCAAGGTCCGCGACGAGCTGCAGGGCGGGGGCCACGACGCCGGCGAGCACGGAGGCCACCACGGAGAGCACGGGCTGTATGGCCTGGAAGGCCGGGCCCAGGCTCGTGGCGAGCGCGTCCCCTATCATCTGCAGCGCGCCCATGAGGGCGTCGACTGCTGGCTGGAACGTCGATCCGAGGTTCGACGCGAGGTCGGCCAGGCCCTGCCATAGCGTCTGGAGGGCGGGCCCGAACGTGTCCGCGAGGTAGGACCCCACGGCCTGCAGGGCCTGCCCGATTCCGTCGAGGACCGGTCCTATCGTCGACGAGGCCTGCTGGACGATCGCGTCGACCTGCGAGCGGAACTGGTCGTTTGTGGCGTAGAGCGTGGCAAGCACTCCCACGACGGCGCCTATGGCCAGGACCACGGCCCCAACCGGGCTTTGCACGAGCGCGAGCACGCCATTGAGCGCGCCGATGGCCGAGTTGACGCCCTTCACCACGTCGGAGGCGGTCTTGAGCGCCGCGAAGGCGCCTACCACGCCGCCGATGGCCGGTGCTACCTCTCGCAGCTTCTGGAGGATCGAGTCAATCGTCCCGATTACCTGCGATGCGTCTATCTGCGGGAGCTGTATGCCGGCGCCGGAGAGCATCGATCCTACGGAGTTCCACGCCCCCGCCACGGCGGTGGAGAGCAGGTCCCTGAGGGCGGATCCGACCATGGAGGCGACCTTCGGGAGGTTCTCCACGATCCTCTGCCCGATGACCTGCACCCTCGGGCCGACGTTGTCCGCCACGGCCATGAGGGAGTCGATGAGGTTCTGGGTGAGCTGGCCCATGTCGGCGTTGTCGTCGGCAAGGCCCGTGAGCCAGTTCTGCCAGGCTGCCTTGGCCATGGCCGCCGACCCGGCGATGGTGTGTGCAGCCTCCTCGGCCGTGTCGCCTGCAATGCCCTGCTGTACCTGTATGTCATGGATCGCCTGCACGACGTCGCCGAACTTGTCTATGGTGAGGTCGCCGGCCTGTCCGTTGGCCTTCTCCCAGGCGTTGGCGTCGGCTATGAGGCGCTCCATCTCCGTCTTCGTGCCGCCGTAGCCCAATTTCAGATTATCCAGCATCGTGTAGTTCTGCTTGGCGAAGCCCTGGTACGCGTTCTGCACGTCCTGGATGTTCGACCCGAAAATGTTGGCGTTGTCGGACATGTCGATCATGGCCTGGTTGGCCGACTCAGCGGCCTTCACGACGTCACCGCCGAAGGACTGCTTTAGTGCGGAGCTGAAGCTGGTGACCTGTTGCATGTAGTCGTTGGCCGAGAGCCCGGCCGACACGTAGGCGTCCGCCGCGTACTGCTTGACCCGCCCCGCCGCGTTGCCGAAGATCTTGTCCACGCCGCCTGCGAGCTGCTCGTAGTCTGCGTAGCTGTCGAGCGCCTGCTTGCCGACCGCCACGAAGGCCGTGCCGACCGCGGCCACTGCCGCCGTGGCGACCTTGGAGGCCGTGGAGACGGCCTTTCCGAGGCCGTCTCCCACCGTCGAGTCGAATCCCTTCATCGACGGGATGATGGAGACGTAGGCGGAGCCAACCTCACTGTTTGCCATCGTCACCGCCTCCTTGCCACCAGCTGTCGAACTCCGCCACCGGGATGGGGTCGCGACCATACGAGACGTGCCGGTCGTCGACGACTCCCGGTCGCGGTATGGGCTGCGGGATGTAGCGCCTTAGGTCGTGCTTGCTGTTCACCTGCGAGAACTCCCAGGCGAGCATCGAGAGCGTGTCCGAGATGCCTGCCAGGAGCTGCTGCGTGTACGACGATCCCGCCCATTCGGCCTCGTCTGCCCTGTCCTGGTGCTCGTCTCTCCAGGTTGCCGAGTCCTGCGGCAGCCACAGCAGGAAAGCCCGCAGAGACCACGCGGACAGTCCGGCACCCAGTTCGCCCAGGGTGCGGCCTGTCCGCGTCATGAGGTCGTACTCGATTGCCTCGCCGTGCTCGGCTATCCTTCGCGCGAGGTCGAGGTTTCCCCCTCGTCGGGCTCTCCAGCGTCCTTGCGGGCGGCGTCCCATGCCTGGTAGAGCGTGCCAAGGACGTCGATGGGGATGGCCTTTGCTGCCTCGCCCACATGGTCGGCGAGGAACCCCCCGAACCATTGGTAGATGGAGATGGACATGTCGATCGCGTCTGCTGCGGGCATCTCGGACGAGTCGGCGAGATCCGAGGCCTTCTTCCCTGACGAGCTCGCCTTGCCGAGCGCGCGGTACTCCTCGACGGTGAGGCAGAGCGGCACGCTCACGACCTCGCCGTCGAGCTCGAACTCGAAGCTTCGGGGCTTGGTGATCACCTTGATCATGCTGCCGCCACCAATCCGTCGTCGACGTAGATGTAGATGTTGTTGCCGGAGTCGTCCGGGTAGGTCGTGAGCGTGAGCGGGAGCTTGACGGCGTCGTTCGCGACGAAGTCGATCTCGTCCACGTTGGTGACCTGTCCGTCCGGGACGACGATGCGGACGCGTGCCAAGCCGTCCTTCATGTTGAACGTCCACGAGCGGCGCGGGGGCAGGTCCTTGTTGACCGTGATGGTCACCTGTTCGCCGTGTTCCTTGGTCGCCGGGACCCTATGCACGTGGTCGTCTCCGAAGGCGTGGCAGAGGGCCTCGTAGCTCATCTGCATCTCGGACCATGCAAGCGTTCCGTCGAAGGACTCGAGGATCTTGCGCACGGTAGCGCCGGACCAGTCTGCGATGTCGTTGGTCGAGCGGTCCATCGTGAGCTTGAGGCCGTCGTCCGAGCAGTAGCCCGAGGCAGTGAAGGCCTCGTCGAGGGCCGCCTTTGCGTCCGTCGGGAGCGTCGTCCCGAGAGGAGCGTCCAGGATCGCGCCCGTGGTGAGCTGGTCGGGCGCTCCGACCAGCACCTTGCTTACGTCGATGCCTTTCATGTGGCATCCTCCAATCTCAGTCGAGCAGGTTCACCGATAGCGGCTGGGTGACCTGCCACACGAACCACCCGCCGTCCTCGCGCCCGTAGGAGAGCACCGATGGCACCCCCACGGCGTTGACGTGGCGGTCGGTCATCCTCTTCGTCCTCGACGCGATGGCGAGCATGTTGGCATACGCCTCGGCGTCTGCCTCGCTTCGGCTCCACACCTGGAACGAGATCTCCGGGTTGTCGTGGGGGTAGTCGAGCTCGCCGCCCGTCCTCTCAACCACGACGAAGGTCTTCTCGTCGGCATCGACGCCTCCGGTGGCGTCCATGGGGAGGTAGGTGCAGGCCCTGACCCCCAGGGTCGTCGCTGCCCACTCGACGGCGCACTGAACGGAAGAGAACATTTCGCCTCCCTCACTTCACGGACTTCGCCAGCGTGTTGTGCACGAGGTTCGACCTCATGGCGTGGAGGTCGGCCGCGTACACGTAGGCTCGCACGCGCTTCGATCCGACCTTGACCCTGAGGCCGTAGCTCTCCGCCCCGTACATCGAGCTCGCCTTGGCGCGCGCACGCTCGCCGGCCGTCCTAACCAGGCGCTCCGCGACGGGGCCTCGGAGCATCTGCCTCGCGAAGGCCTCGCTTGGCTCGAATCTGTCGAGCGTCACCTTGCAGGAGCTAGCCATCGGTCCTCCCAAGCAGCACGTAGGTGTCCCACGGGCCCATCACCGCGCCCTCGGGGTACGGCTGGGGCTCGCCCAGCACCCGGAGCCAGGACCTGCCGTCCGGGCTCACGAGGGCTCCCCTGAGGCACCCGCGCCACCCGCGCGGCATGTGGGCCGTGGCCGTCACGCTCGCGCCCTCGGGGCGCGAGTCCGCGAGATCCGCGGGGGTACCGGGCGCCCAAAGGCACCCCGGGACCGACACGGGCTCCGCCCATCCGACAACTTCGTTGCCGAGCCTGTCGCGGCCGGAGTCACTCCTCACCCTTACCTGCAGGGTCACAGTCGGGTACATCAGTCGCCCCCGATCATGCAGACGTAGCCGATGCGGCCACGGCCCTGGCCGAGCTCGCGCCTCTCCTGCGACGTGAGGTAGAGGTCGCCGGAGGGCTGCGAGAATGTCTGCGACCCCCCGTATGGGCTCGCGGTCCAGGAGCTCTGCGTGACGCCCAGGGCACCGGAGGTGCCGGCGCTCATGGCCCTTATGACCATGGCGCAGCAGATCCGGCGCACGGTGGCGTCATCGGGCGAGCCCACCGCTGCTGCCCCGATCTTGTCGAGGGCGTCGGGTATGAGCGCGGCGCAGCGCGTGCGCTCCTCGGCGGTGAGCTCGCGCCAGCGGGACTCGACGTCGGATACGGTCACCTCAACCGCGCTCATGTCTAGGCCTTGAAGGTGGCGGAGACGATGTAGTCGGTGATCTCTGGCACGAGGGCCAGGCCCAGCATGGCGTGGGTCTTGACGCTCCCGTGGTCGTAGTCGGGCCTGTGCGCGACGCCGATGATGCCGTAGTCATCGGTCTCGTACTCCAGGCCGCCGTCGGAGAGTGCCGCGAAGTCGAGGCCGTAGGGATGGACGTTCTCGACTGGCGTCACGGCGACGGTGCCGGCCTTCTGGCGGGACGTGAGGATGACGTTCTCGACGCCGAGGAAGCTCTCGAGGTAGGTGAGGCCGAAAGAGGTCTGCGTGGTGACGTCTGCGTTGCCGAGGTAGGTCGCTGCGTCCATGCGGTTCACCCAGTGCACGAGCGTGCCGCCGGAGTCCTGGTTGGTCTCCATCGCGGTGCCCAGCGTGCCGTCCGCCATGGCGAGTGCCATCTGCAGGTTCGCGCTGGTGCCTGAGGCCTTTCCGGTGCCGGCCGCGAGGAATGCGTAGAACTGCGTGAGCGCGAGGTCGCGCAGCTGGTTGCGGAACTTCCGGTCCGTGCGCATGACGGCGTTCTCGTAGCCGCTCTTGAGGATGGCCTCGGCGGTGGTGAGCTTGTCGTAGCGCTTGGGGCTGAGGTCGCCGATGGGATCCTTGTCCAGTTTGTAGTGGGAGAGCGCCGCCGCCTCGCCCTCGGCCGGCGCCGACGCCGCGAGCTGGCCTGTCACCTTGTACTGGTAGAGTGCGGTCCCGGCCGTGATGATCTCCACGTCGAAGAGCCCCAGGGCGTCGGCGAGCTGGTCGTAGTCCTGGTGGAAGGTGGTGACGAACTCCTGGTCCAGCGCCGCGCACACGTCCGCCGCGGTGATGGAGTTCTCCTGTGCTGGCATGTCTGCCTACTTTCTGCGCTCCTGCGCGATCTTGGCCGCCCTGGCCATCACGCGCTCGCGCGGGTTCTTGATCTTCTCGATCTCTTCCTCGGTCATGGCCTTTGCGCCCGTCGGCTTGCCCTCGTCGGTCACGGTCGGGTAGCGTGGCGCCGCCTTGATCGCTTCCGCGACGGCCTTGGCCTGGGCCGTGAGCGTCTCGTCGTCGGTCCCCGAGAGCGTTGACACGATCTCCTGGGAGACTCCCGTGACCTTGGCCACCTTGGAGACGAGCGCGGCGCGCTCGCTCCTGGCCTTGAGGGCCTTGTTCTCCTCCTCGAGCGCCGAGAGCCTCTCCTCGGTGGTCTTGGACTTGCCCTGCAGGTCTTCGTAGGCCTTCGCCTTCTCGGCGTTGGACTTCGAGCGCCTCTCCCACTTGCGGGAGTTCTCCTTTGCCTTCTCCAGCTCCTCCTGGGAGGACTTGTAGAGGGCCTCGTAGTCTGGTGCCTCGGTGACGTCGCCCTCGCCCTGGTCCTGCATGCCGCCCTGGTCCTGCTCTGCCATGACTTCCTCCTGTCCGCCCCGTGCGGGGCATCCGTGGCCCGTGCGGGCCGTGTCTTCCTGGTGGCGTGCGCCATCCATTAACGAAAAAGGCGCCCGTGGGCGCCGTTTCTCCTGTCTTGCGTTCTTGCCGTTTGCTGCCAGTTGCCGCGGATGCACTCGCCGACGAGTGAGTCCCATGCCTCCGGGGACGGGTCGGCCCTCCTGTGGTCCGCCTGGTCGAACGTCATGGGCTCACCATTGGCCACGCCCGCTATCCTCGGCGCGGCGGCCTCTTAGTCACGTGCCTCCGTGGACGACCCCCCGTCGCGCCAGCGGCGGAAGAGTTCGTCCGGGTCGTAGCCGGCGACATTGGTCTTGCCGTTGATGCCCGGGACCAGCACGCAGGTGCAGTGCCTGTGGCTGCCCGCGCCCGCGGTCTGCTCATTGCGGTAGACGAAGCCGCGGGAGGCGAGCATTAGGCAGTAGGGGCACGGGTTGGCCCTCGTGGGCACCCGCGCGTACCTAACGCCGCGCCCGGCGCGCGAGACGCTCCTCGCCACGGTCAAGGTGGCCGCCAGCCTCGTGTGGTAGGAGGCGAGCTCCGACACGCCGTCCAGGAAGCCGTCGGCGTCGCCGGAGGAGAGCTTGCCGGCCTGGTAGCGCACGCCCTGCGAGATCGCGTCGGCATCGGGGCCATCCCAGACCTCGGCCCTTGTGGCCTCTACGCCCTCGGCCTCCATCACCTCGTCGAAGAGCTCTGCTGAGATGGCCGAGGTCGCCCCTCCGTACTTCGCCGTCGCGTTCGTCACCGCCTGGATGGCGAAGTCCCTGACCTGCGCGACCGTTGCCTCGGGGTTTGCCGAGACGAAAGACCTTACCGCCTTGGATGCCTGACGGCCGGACGCGCCGGCCGCCTTCTCCAGGGCCATTGCGTAGGCATCAAGAGCCCGCTTGGGTATCAGTGCCATTTGCCAGACCTCCAATCAGCTCTAGACCCTGCGCCCTCGCGACCTCGCGCTCGATTGCACGGGCCTGGTCGTGGTCGAAGCCCATCATCTCCGCGCAGGCCATGGTCGACCCGAACCCCTGGCGCACGGCCGCGTACTTCGTTGCCGCATCGGCCCTTGATGCGAGCGAGGCCATGTTCGCCGGGAGGAAGTGCGGGCGCACGCTCGCCTGGTGCTCGGTGAGCTCCGAGGTCGGCACGTTGCCCTCGACGGCCATGGCAAGCCTGACCACGCGCGCCATCGACTCCCGGTCGGACGCTATGTCGCGCTCGGCCACGTCGCAGATGTCGCCGCGCTCGGCCTCTATGGCCTCCGCGCTCGTGGGGTTCGAGGTCACCACGCCCAGGCTCGCGAGCGGCACCGCGGTCTCGAACGAGAACTGCCGCGCCAGCATGTGGAGCTGGTCGAGGAAGGGCTGCGGGCTCGCACCCGTGGTCTGCTGGAGCGTCGGCACGTTGCCGTCGCCGTCGCGCGTCCCGAGCAGCAGCGAGTCCACGTACGCCTTGAACTTGTCGCTCTTCATCGCGTCGAACTGCTCATCGGTGAGCCCCATGATGGCGGCGCGGGGCATCATGTAGAAGGTCGAGAGCACCTGCATGCGGAAGAGCGTGCGCGACGCCTCGTCGCAGAGCCTGCGCACGTAGCGCGTGATGCGCGTGCGCCCGAAGGGCTGCTCGCGGTCGGCTAGGTGCGTGAGCGAGACCATCATGGGGTCGCGCTCCGGCGTCTCACCGGTCTCGGCGTCCCAGTGCGTCCGGTCGCGCCTCCTGATGACGATCACCCTTCCCGGTAGGTAGACGTTCGCCTGGGTCGGCACGGGCCTGCGCCTGCTCCAGTCAGTGCGCTCAGAGCGGGCGACGCAGAGCCCCGCCGCAACCACTCCGGGACGGTAGTCCGCGCTCTCGATGGCGCTCGCGTCCTCGGCCGAGTGGAAGCGCACCTGCGCGTGCCCGTCCGGGCCGCGGTTGACGGCCACGAAGGCGCAGCCCTGAGTGAGCTTGCTCGGAAGCGTCTGCATGTAGCCCAGGTCGATGGCGTTCCGTTCCATCACCGCGTCAAGCAGGGGCTCGTCCCGCCCGTCGAGGGCCGCGAAGCCGTCGAGCCTCACACGCGCGGCCAGGGCGTCGACGGCCTTGGTGGCCCAGCCCGTCACCCAGTCGTCACGGATGCGGTCGCTCGCGATCTGCAGCTGGAAGATCGGGTCAGAGACGGAGAAGTCCTGGTCGTAGTAGGACCGCACGAGCCTGTTGTGACCTGCGTGGGTCGAGAGCTGCCAGACGAGCTGCTCGACCACGTCCCGCTCGTCCTGCGAGAGTCCGTCGGCGTCCTTGAGCCTAGAGAGCTCGCTCATCCTATCCTCGCCTTCCTCTGCGGGTTCCTCCTGGTCGTGAGCACGGCCTCGAGCGCGAGCGCGGCGCTCTCAATCGCCCCCGACTCGGCCGTCGGCCCGTCGCCGAAGCCGTAGCCCGTCCGCCCTATGCTGCGCCGCACGCTGCCGCACGCGCTCTCGTCAAGCGCCTGGCTCGTCGGGTGGCGCATCTGCCCGCTGCCGACGCGGTCGACCATCGTCGACGCTGCGGCCTGGGCCTCTCGCGGGGAGCACTCGATGACCTCGCCCTTGCACGTCATGCCTAGGTCGCGCAGGCGCTGGGCGAACGGGGCACCGTCCTTGCCGTCGATGAGCGTGCATGACGTCCTCGACCTTCGGTCCGCGATCCATGCGGCCAGCCCGGGCGTTCCGGCCTTGGCGTCCCCGATGTCTATCAGCTCGACGTAGGGGTGCCCCTCCTCCGGCCGTATGGCTGCGGATATCCAGAACGTCCGCCCGTCAGGCGAGAACTTGACGCCGAACGCCGTGAGCCCGTGGATCCCCCTCGCCTCGTCGTCGGAGACGGCGCACCTGCGCCAGTCCTCGGAGGAGAGCGCGCTGTGCGAAGACTCGCGCTCTGGGAGCCACCAGCCCAGGCAGTCCTGGAGGAAGCCGTCGTGGCCCATCACGTCGAGGTCGTTCTCCAGGGACACCTCCTGGGTCACGATGCCCAGGCTGGGGTTTGTTGCGTACCAGACCGTGCGGTCGGTGACGTCTGCCTTGGCGTCGGCGGTACCGTACTCGCACCAGCACCGGCTTCCTCCCGCGTCCTCGCGTGCGAGGCGGCGCTGCTTGGCGAATATCGTCCCCGAGTCGGTCGGGCGCGGCGGGGTCCCCATGAAGATGATCTGCGGGTTGCCGTGCGGCGCCGCGTTCGTCGTGGGCGTGATCGCCTGCGACTGGATCTCGGAGAGCGCCTGCGCCTCGTCGTAGAAGATCACGTCGTAGGAGCTGCCGAGCGAGCTCGCGTTCGTCCTCGTCGTGAAGTGGATGCATCCGCCGCCCACTAACTCGTACTTCTCGGAGGCCGTGCCGTTGTCCACGTCAGACACGAGCGCGTTCAGCCCGTTCTTCGGGGCGTTCGGGTCGTTGGCCTTCTTCCCCAGGATGCGGCGGAAGCGGTCGACCATCTCGAGGATGGTCGTGTACTTGTGCTCGGTCCACAGGACGCGGTACCCGAGCACCAGTGCCAGGTAGAGCGCCCATGCGATGCCGATGTGGGTCTTCCCGTTCTGCCTGGGCACGCAGAGGCCGCAGCGGTGGTGGACGAACTGCAGGCCCGCCGAGCAGGCACCAGTGGAGAGCGCCGACCAGTCTGAGAGCACGTCGTGCTGCCAGTCCAGGAGGACCGTCCCCGTGGCCTGGCGGTAGAGCGCCTCGGCCTTCGAGGCCAGGTCGGTGTCGTGCGGCCTGGCCACGTGGTAGCTAGGGACGCAGGGAGCGTATGAGGTCGGCGATGCCGCCGTCTCCGCCGTCGCCATCTCCGCCACTTCCCTCCAGACGCTCTAGCTCAACGAGCGTCTGCCGGTACTCGGAGGCGACCCTGGCCACGTTGCGCTCGTCCGCCGCCATGGTCGCGCCCCTGAGGAAGGATGCGAGCTCGCGGAGGCGCTCCTCGGTCGATTCTGGAGGGTCCTGGCATCGGGGCTCTGGCAGGTCCTCCAGTGACGGGTCGGGGATGCCGCGCTCGGCGCGTATCGCCCTGGCCGCGCGGTCGACGGTGCTCTTGGGCCTCTGGAGCTGCTCGGCCATCTGGCGCACCGAGAGCTTGCCGACGTGCCCCGCGATCCACTCCCTCTCCGCTGGGGAGAGGGGACGGCCCCTCCTTGCCGCCTTGCGTTGGGACAATCCCATCACCCCCGGAGAGAGAAAGGCACAATGCCGTCGGGGTTGGCCGTTGGCCCCCGGGAGGGGTATCCCCCCCAGGGGCCGGTCACCATTGGCGCGTGCGGTGGATTTCAGGTCCGGCCAAGCCCTTCGGCACGACCATCCTGTTGCCTCGGCGCTCGTTGCATACGAGGTGCGCCTCGGCGACGTTGTCCCTGTCGTACGGCGATCCTCCGAGGCTGACCGGGACGATCTCGTCGCACGACCAGCTCATCGGGTCGGGGAACCGGAGCGACATGTCTATCGGCATCCCGCAGATGTGGCACCTGTGGTCGCCCGTGGCCTTGAGCCACCTGACGACCTCCCGCCTCCGATGGCCGTTGGCGTTCCTTGACGTCGTTGACATCGGGTCAGCTCCCGTCCCACGTCCCGCTGCCGTCCCGTCCGGCTGTGGACAGGCGGCGCAATCCTTCTTGTCGCGCGCGTGGAGCCCTAACGGAAGGGGAGCCAAGGCCGCTCTGGCCCTGGCTCCCCTCGAT